GACCCTGCACGATACCTCACAGAGACTGCACTTCAGACCTACAGTCCCAAGATGCTCCGAATGTTTCAGAACATCCGCGAATCCCTTGGAGGCGAGGCACGACGAACTCAGTTGTTGTATTCCAACTATCGTAACCTAGAAGGGTTGGGAGTGTTCTCAGCCATTTTGAGTGCGAATGGATGGCAAGAATACAAAATCACCAAAGAAGCGGGTCAGTGGATTGAAGACCCGTCGATGGATGCTGAGAAACCAGCCTATGCCTTCTTCACGGGTAACGAAGACATGGAACAGCGTGAATTGTTTCGTCAGATTTTCAATGCAAAGTATGCAGACGACTTTCCACCCAGTCTCAAACAATCAGTGGAATCAGCACCCAAGAAGAAGTTGGTCTTGTTCATGATTACTGCGGCAGGTGCTGAAGGTATTACTTTGGCGAATGTGCGACATGTTCACTTGATGGAACCCCATTGGAATCCTGCACGACACGATCAAGTCATTGGACGCGCCATTCGATTGTGTTCTCACGCATCGTTGCCGTTGGAAGAACGAACGGTTCGTGTTTCGTTCTACATTAGTGTGTTTACAGAGTCTCAATCCAAGTCTACAGAAGGTGCGAACAATGTAGTGCTTGTGCGTCGTAACGATATGGCCACCAAACGATATGAAGGTGAACCGACCGAAGTGTTCATGTCGACCGATGAATATCTGTATGAAACGACCTATGAGAAGGATGTGACCAATAAACGAATTAGTTTGCTGCTTAAACAAGCTGCCGTCGACTGCGAAGTTCATCGTAAACTCCATAGTCGCGAAACACCTGTGATTTCATGTATGCGATTTGATAGCACGGTTGCGGGTGAAGATTTAGCCTTCAAACCTGATTTGAAGACGGAAGAGTTGGACGATTCGTATTTGCGAAACATGCAACGCCGTAAACGACGACTCCAAAAGGTTCAGATTAAGCAGATGGTCTTTCTAATTGACCCCGACAGCAAGGAGGTCTTTGATGGCCCTGCGTTTGAAGATGGTCAGCGTCTACTTAGATTGGGACAGCTGATATCACCGGTACAGATACGTTGGCTGCCGGACCTTCAGCTTGCGTAAGCACATCCTCTAAAAAGCCATCACAAATGGTTGCCCAGCTCTTGAACTGGTACGCTCGAACCTTTGCACGCTTTTCAGGTAAGGAGGCAATCATTGACTCCATTGCAGTTGTTACATCTGCAGATGCAAAGGTGGGTGCTGAAAATCCATGAGGCATACTACCCGTGAAGTAGAATTTTCCATTCGGTCGGATGAATTCGCTTGTTGATTCATCCATGAAGGTACGATAACTTCCTATATCGGTCACAATCTGTGGAGCTCCTACATACATGTGTTCGAGCTGGCACAATCCAAATCCTTCTCCATCGGATGTATTGATACCGATATCGGCTGCATTGTAAAGCTGATTAATGGCTTCATCAGTCAACACATTTGGAGGTGATGTATCAATCAACAAGAGACGACGTCCAAACTGCTGGAAATCCAGTCCGTTGTCTTTGAGTTCCTCGAGATAGATTCGCTGAATATCGTAGTATGCACCGGTTTGTGGTTGGAGGTTAGAAGCAATCGCCAAATAGTACGGTGCTTCGGGGTTTTTCTTAAGAAGCCCTGCAAATCCTGAGACAGTTAAGTCGATGCGCTTACGTTGGCTGTTGCGGTTGGCGTTGAGAATCACAACTGCATCGGCAGGAAGGGATAAATTGGTCTGACGAATCGGTTTGCGTGCGTCTTCGGACATAGATGTATAGACCGTTGGATCCACTGCATGTTCCAAGATACGAATGTCTGGGAATGGACCATACTCTAAGAACTTTGTCTTCCAAATGTCTGTGAAGCAGTAGATACGATCTGCGTGTTTCTGTAGGATTTCAATCAGAGGACCTGCAATACCTGTATAGACTTGATCGACATATAACCAAAGTTTATAAGATGACTTGCCTCGCTCATGTTTCATCGAGTCAATGAATCGACTAATCGTATAGGGGTCATTGTAGATCATGACTACATCAGGTTGGACTGTATCAATGTATTCGGCAATTTTGTTGAATCCAAATCCTTCTTCCTTTGGGTCTTCGTTTGCAGCCGCATCATAGGAGGTAATACCGGTGGGGTACTTGCGAACATTTGCACGGGTTGCATGTCGTTGGAATCCAAAGTGAAAGGTCTTGACTTTGGGAGACAGTGTCGCGAGCTGATTCACAAGATTATAACTAACCTTGGAATAGCCTGTGATTTGGTCAATGTGTGTGCTTACCAGTAGAAATCTCATTATGTATTAGGAGAATCTCTCGCGTAAATCACAAATGCAGGTGAATTCTGCTCAAGATTGGTTGACCCGATACAAGAACCGTATTCTTGCACGAACGTTTAATGTAGACCCTTCCCCACAGTCACGCGAATCCAATACACTCTATACATCGTTGCTTGCAAACGGAGCTACTCAGCGCCAACGATTTGTTGCACCGTTTCAAGGTGCGCGTGGTGGTGCAAGTGGTGGTGCAACCTATTCGAGTGAGTGCTGTCTCAGCAATAACGCTACAGGAGCCTTTGGAGCTTTCCAGGTCGTCATTAACCGAGGTGTCGTACCTTACAACGGACGCTCCGTTCAACCAATGAGTGTGCGCATTGTGTCTTAAAGAAAGCATAGGGGAGTATACAAATGCCCGGTGGCTTAATGCAATTAGTGGGGGTCGGGGCCCAGAATGAGTTGGTCAACGGAAATCCTTCCATGACTCATTTTCGCTCAGTTTACCGCCGTCATACGAACTTTGCAATGGAACAGATTCGGATGCCGTTCACTGCATCCAACTTGGAGTTTTCAACGACAGGCACTCGAACGATTTCGTGTCGCATTGACCGTTACGCACAACTTCTACATGATTGTTATCTCGTGTTGACGCTTCCAGACATTTGGTCGCCTCTCAAGTATTTGGGTGGAGCCATTACCCCTGCTGGATACGATGCACGAACGAATTCGATTGGATACGAGTTTCAATGGATTCCTAACGTCGGATACAACATGATCGATCATGTGAACATTACCATGAACGGACAGGTGATTCAATCCATTCGCGGAGAATGGTTGAAGATGTATTCGTACATGACCCATGACGCCAATAAGCGCAAGACTGTGGATCAGATGGTAGGCAATGTTCCTGAAATCTATGATCCTGCACATGCATACGATCGCAATGGGCAATATCCTCATGCGATTGCACCTACAGTGCTTCCTACCACTGCGCCACAAACCAAGACGCCTGAACCTTCCATTCGTAGTCGACAACTAGTGGTTCCTCTTCACTTTTGGTTTTGTGAAAATCCAGGTATGGCTCTTCCGTTAGTCTCGCTCCAGAACTCGGAAGTCTATATTGAAGTCACTCTGCGGCAATTGTCGGATTTGTATACCGTAGTCGATGTCAATCCCATGGCACGGGTTGCAACGGTGACTGCTGCGTCCCGCGCAACAAACATCATTACCTATACAACCTCGGGTGCACATGGTCTTATCGCTGGACAGATAGTTACCATTGCAAACTTGACGGATGCAACCTTCAACTTGAGCAACGTAACGATTGCATCCACACCGCTCTCCAACACGTTCACAGTTGCAAATTCAGGAGTTACTACGAGCTTAACATCGCAACAAGGTGATGTATCTGGAACCTCCACCAATCCAACGTATGGACAGCGTGTTCGTCCAGTCAACTATCCACTCGGTCTCTTTTTGAGTCCACCCTTGTCGACAGGTGTGGCTAGCAATCCAACGATCACCACTTGGTTTCCAGACCCGTACATTGAAGGTAACTTCATCTATTTAACGGAAATGGAGATGAACCAATTAGCACGAGCCGACCAGACCTTTTTGGTCAAGACGGTGAAGTATGTGAATAAGGAAGGACAGTTTGGCGGAAATACCGATTTGGAAATTCCCATGTTCAACTTGGTGACTCGTATCGTGTTTTCGTCTCAACGCTCGGACCGTGTCTTGTTGAACGATTGGGACAATTACACAAACTGGACCACTACGAATCGAGCACCCTGGTCTGCAATTAGTACAGATGTGGATACAGCCTTGTATTCTTCTGGACAACAACAAGTCACTTCAGTGTATCCTCGTGATCCAATGACGGATGGAGTCATTCTCTTTGATGGAAAGGAACGTATTCAACCCAAACCGTTACCCTTCTTTTCATTGTTGCAGATGTATCGCCATACCACTGGTGAAACTACAGGACTACCAGGTGTCTACATGTATTCGTTTGCGTTGGACAATACCTCCTATCAACCTTCAGGTGCTGTGAATGGAAGTATGTTCAATAAGATCATTCTGCGATTGACGCTTCAACAGCCTCTTCCATTGTCGGTCAATCCAGATGGAGCGAATACGTCTACTACGGTCTGCGTGTTAACTTCGACCTTGTTCAGTCCAAATCCAACTGTGATTCCAGCAGCCAATGTGAACTTGACGGATCCTAAAACAGGGAAGTTGTTGTACCCTCCTGGAACGATTACAACCGTCGTTCAAACCAATGATACAGTGATCTTTACCTTCACCTACAATGTCGGAGTCTATGTAGAATCTATCAACTTCTTCCGCATCGTATCGGGCTTGGGCAATCTTGTATTCGCTTCATAATAATGAGTGGTGTCTATTTAGAATCCGCCTATTATGGCGACGAAAAGGCCTTTGCAAACATCACAAAGAGTTTAGCAAAGAAAATCACTGCAGGTATCTTGGATGTGACTTCCAACAGTGAACTGAAACCTACCTTTGAAGCGGCTCCTGAAACGACCTTGGACAGTAAGGATGAAAAGAAAATCCGCGAACAAGCAGTCAAAGGGTGTGGAGGTGAAGCAGACCAAAAGTGCTTGGAAGCCAAGAAGCTACAACTCAGTCAGGAACGACTCAAAGAAAAAGAGTTGGAAGACCTCGGAAAAGGTGTGATTAAAGGTGAACGATTGACGGTCAACATTGTCGAGAATGGTAAACGAAAGACCTTGATTACACCCGCAGGTCAGAAGTTTCGTCTTGAAAACATCTTGGGAGACAAGGCGTCGGATAAAGATGCAATTCTCGCACTTCCCACTCCTTCCGAATTCCAGAACCGAGCCATTTCATTGATTACGATTGTGTTAAGTACCTTCATTTATGTCTTTGGAATCGTAGCCGTGTATGCAGTGTTTATGCGTCAAGCCGCAGACACTGGAAAGGATTACTTCCGTATCGTTGCCTATGCAGGTGCAGCTGCATCGGTAATGTTTCCAGGCACAGGGTTTCTCATCATTCTAGGATACTTTGGATTCAGAGCATTTATGGACAACATAGTAAAGGAATGATTCAACTCAAATGGCTCGTCGCAGGGTTGATTGTTGGATTGTTGATTTCAACCGTCTTGATTCCACCGACCCGAAAGAAGGTCTCCATGCCTCAACCGAATGATTCAAGTATCTACCATACCGACTCGGGATGTGTTCGATTCGATGCAGTGGAAGTTCCATGTGTGTCCGAACCAGATTCATTGAATCTACTCGCAAGTCTCAGTAAGAAACAATGATTCACCTCGCCCAAGTGATTGAACGAGCCTCTCCTTTCTTTTCATTCATCATTGGACTCGGGATTGCGGCAATCCTGTTTCACCGCAACTACTCCACGGTGCTCACCTTGGGAATTCCCTTGAAAGACACAACCGACAAGGTCGTCAAGGTGGACGGTAAATGCTACCGATACCGCGTGGAAGATGCATCGTGTGAAAACCCGTCTAATGAATAAACAATGGACGATTCTACATCTCTCGACGCTCTGTTGAATGCAAACCCCCAAGGACCTCAGTCGCAGCCCCCTGTGATTCCGATGCCTAGCATCCCGTCACCTGGCTACTCGACCATGGCTCCTTCTTTCAAACCCACACTACCCGCGATGCGCTGGATGGCTTCTTCAGCCAGCCTGTACATTGCTTTCTTCCTTGCAGCAGGCATCATTTCGTTATCTATTCCTCGTAACATGCTTCTTCAATATGTTCCG